TTATTGCTATGTTAAGGATTCAGGCGGTGTATTACTCGAAAAGCCAATAGATCAGGATAATCACCTTATCGATGCTATTGCATACGGGGTTAGCCAAATGTTTAAGTTGGGAATAATTAAAAATATATAATTTATGAAAACTAAATAATATATTTACGGGCAATATGGGATTTTTCGACTTTTTTAACTTCGGGTTCGGTAGAACACCATTAGCGGTAACAAAGGATAATGCGGGTAACTGGTTTTATACCATGTTCAGCAGCCGGGGTAACCAACACCAATTTTTAGCACCTGAAGCAAAATTAAGAATGATACTCGCAAGCCCGGCGTGTATGACCATATTTTCATTACAAGCCGATATGTTCTCGCTGTGCAAGGTGCATACGGCGGCGAAGTCATCCGGCTCAACTGGTAAACAGATACCCGATTATCTAACAACCCTGCGTAAAACACCAAACTATAAATCAGGATGGACGCAATTCTTTTGGGATTATATGTTTTGGAATATGTTGGGAACAGCTTACTTGTATAAACCAGGGGGAGGTAAACTACTCGATCAGAACAACCCGGTAGAGTGGTTAAACCCGGCTAAATTAATGTGGGATCCGTCATTGGTTCAGAAAATGATGGATTTTATATTCAGCAAAGCTACTTACAACCAAATCACAAAAAACGAGGTTCGCTATGTTAATTCTAATGGCAAAGTAAAATACATACCACTTAATGAAATTACCCCAATTCATGACTTGAGCAGTAATATGAATGACAATTTTTATGTGGGAATTTCGCGTGTTGATGCCCTGTATAAAATTATCTGCAATTCAGAAAATACGCTTGATGCCAAATCGGTAAATATCGATTTTTCTAAAAAGTTCATGGTTTCGGGTAAGCAAGACCCAAATAACGTTACAGAACTACCAATGTCTGAACAGGAAAAGAAAGGTATTGAGGATAAGATTGAAAATGGTAAGAATGTGCAGGCTAACAAATCAGCTATCGATATTAAGCGATTTACTGATAATATGGCGAAGTTAGAGTTGGATAACATTTATTCAGCCGACCTTTACCAAATCGGTAAGATGTACAACATTCCCCGTGACATTATCGAAGCTCACACTTCAAGTTCGCGCGGTGCTACTTATGAGAACCAGGAAAAAGCAATGGTTAGGCATATTGAGCATTCATTAAAGCCAAAAGGCGAAGAGTTAATGGATGCTTTAGAGAATATTTTTGAGATTGAGCCGCTTGAAATTACATGGGCGCATTTGGCCTGTTATAATGTTTTCGAGGTTGAAAAACAAAATATTATAACTTTGAAGTTACAAAACGCTATATTAGCGAAAGAAAATCAGTTAGATTTGTCTAAATTTCCACCAACAATAAATATTGCGTTATGACACCAGTAGAATTTAAAGGCCAAAATGCAATATTTGCAAAAGACCAACCCGAATATTTGCCGTTGCCTGCTTTGATTGTACCGGGGGGCTGAAGGTGCTGTTATTTCGTGTTGGGAATTTACTGACGAGGAGATTGAACAATTGGTAAAAACACGTAGATTATATATCAGCCAATGGTGTTTCACTACGGTTATTGATGGCGTTGAGAAAATAAACCCATTGCAACCATTAAGGCCAGCGGTTGAGTTAAGTGATTATTTTGAAACTCCAAAACTTTAAAATTATGAGCAATCAACCCAAACAAGCGCAAAATACCGTGCCCAAACCGACAAAAAACCCTAAAGCAGCCTTAGCCGATAAGACTAAGGCGATGACAACGGGGAGTGTAGTTAATAAATAGCCATGAGAGTAAAAATACCGTCATTCGCAACCCAGCCTGAAAGATTTGCTTACCTGCGCAAAAACGTAGGGCAAATAATTCAGCAAAAGAAGTCACTCCCGATTAAGAGTGATATTTTCGATTGGGGTTGTCTGCCGGTAAATACTAAAGCTACCATCAAAGAGGATGGCTCAATGCTTGGCCCTGATGAGATTGAGGTTAATGCCATAGCTAACCTTTCTGGATGGTGTGATAGTTATATGGATGTGATGATAAAGGACAATTGGAACAAAACCATTAGCGATAAGGCTATTGTTTACCACTTGAAAAATCATGAATACTCTACCGATGATGTGGTTGGTAAAAATCCTGAACTGTACACCAAAATAATGCCGATGGAATATTTCGGCATTACCAGCGATGTTGTAAAAGCCCAGGCATTGTTAATGCGCTCAGTAGTTCCAAAAGAATATGACAGTAAAACATACCTACTTTACCGGGATAACCAAATAAAGCAGCATTCAATCGGCTTGCGCTATATTCAAATCGTGCTTTGCATGAATAGTGATTTGGAAGAGGACGTAACCTATAAAAAAAATTGGGACAAGTACTATCCATGCGTAATTAATAAGGATTTAGTAGACCAATACCGCTATTTCTTTGCGGTTATCGAATCGCAAATACTGGAAAATTCATGCGTACTTTTTGGCGCGAATATAAATACTGGCGTGTATAGCACATCCGGTAAGAAAAAGAAAAAAGATGGGGCCGATGATGAATCACCCGACTATGACGACCCGGACGAAAACGACCCGGATAACGAAACGGCCGCTGATGAAGCACCAAAAGAGAGTAACAAATCATTTATGTACATTTAAACTAAAACACAATGTTTAAATACAAGACAAACGCCGAATTAAAGGCGATGACCGAAGCGGAACTCGATGCTTATCAGGTTGCTAAAAAGGCTCATGAAGATGACCTCAACCAAAAAGCCATTGACAAAGCCGTCGATCAGGCTAAAAAAGACGCTAAGGCGGAAGCCGACTTAGCTATTAAAGCCGCTGTAGATGCTGAAAAAGCAGAACAGAAGAAAATTACCGACGACCTTAACGAAAAGGTTAACAAACTGAACGAGCAAACAGAAGCCGGAAGCGGCGCGAAAGATGGTATCGTAGTTGAGTTTTTCAAAAAAAACCTCGCTGAAAAAGGTGATGCTATTTTGAAAGCCGATTACAAAGGCGATATGAAAATCAAAGCTGCTGAATTAATGGGTTATGCACGTAAAGCCGCTGCGTTGATGACAACCGCCGATGTATTACCAAACGTAGCCGGTGGTTTTTCCCCGCTTTTCGGTAATTATATCGATTACGAGATAGGCCATATTCCATTACCGCGCATGATTTTCCTTAATTTAATTACGGTTATCAATGCGCCTGGTACTGAAACGATATGGTTTACCGATATGGTTAACGAACAGGGCGATGCCGAGTTCTTAGCTGAAGGTACATTAAAGCCATTAGTTTCGGCTCAATGGCAGACCTACTCAAAACCGATGAAAGAAGTTGCCGAGTTTTGGAAACAATCAAAACGCCTTGCACTTCACGCACCCTCTGTAATATCTGACTTTGCCGAACGTGCAAATCAGTATATCGAGCAGAAAATTGACGGCGCTATATTGGTTAATGAGGCAGCAGATTTAGGCTTTGACGGCTTAAATGACGTGGGTGTGCCGTTTATCGTTCCATCCACGTTGGCTAACTATTATTCGTTTGCCAACATCTTTGATGTTATTATGGCCTGCGCTTCGCAGATCATGCAGGCGAATTTCAGCGGCGAATTGACAGCAGTGTTAAACACCGTTTGGATGGCTAAAATGCAAGGTGTTAAAGATAGCTTAGGTAACTACATTGTACCTCCTTTTGTTACAAAAGATGGCCAAAACGTAGGCCCTGTTTCAGTTCAGTTTAGCAACAAGGTTGCCGCTACTGACATAACAGTTGGTATCTTAACCAATTACGCATTGGTAATGGCTGAAAATATCAGCTATGATGAAGGTTATGTAAACGATGACTTTCAAAAGAACTTAATGTCAAAGAAACTTGAAGGTTTCATGGGCAGCAAGTTCAAACCAAGCAATTCAGGTTCAATTATTCACGACCAAATAGCAACGATACTAACCGCTATCGAAATACCAGCGGTTTAATTTATGGCAGAAGAAAAGCAAAAATTAGCAGCCTTTGATTCAAAGGCAATGATCGAAGAGCATGCCGCCGCCGGTACTAAGATTAAATACAACGAACGCAAGGAAGTTGAGATAGTCAAAGAAACCGCGCATTATAAGGTAGGCCAAAAGGTTAAACCACATAAAATAATGGCAGACGCACTGGTAAAACAGGGCATTGCTAAGGAGGTGAAAAAATAACATGAAAAAGTACATAAAGGTCGGACTATTGGTTTGCATGGGGCTGTTAGCCTTCAGCAGGCCCGTCAAAGCGCAGGATTTCGCCGGTAAAATTCAGGACTCGTTAACGCATACCAATGCGATGGCTGACACTGTTTTCGTTACTATACCACTAAGCAGGACAGCTATAACGTTCAAATATGACATTATAGCATCCAGCGGTACGGTAGCAGGAACGATAGTATTACAGGCCGTAATAACAAATCCTGCGTTGACTGGCGAGCAATGGACAACGTTAAATTCATATACGTTGACAAATGCGACAACCACTAATTCGGTCACATTAACAGCAAATAATTATGTAAAATATCGAATCATAACGACCACAACGGGTACGAGTGTTTCGATACATAATAAGTATTTACTTTACCGAAAGCTAACTTTATAATGGCAAATATCACTACCCTTGCAAATTTAGTAGGAAACGTTTTAATTCCTGATACTGACATGGTGGGTACTAACCTAACATGGTATATTCAGGAATATGAGCCGATCTTCCTTAAAAAAATCATGGGTAGTGATCTTTACACTGCTTATTTAGCATCACCGGGAGACGCGAGGTTTACCGCAATAATTGGCACAGTTGGGCCACCATCGACAGGTTATTTAGCTAAATCATTGGTTAATTACATCTTCTATCAATATTTCGAAGGAGTTGTAACACAAACCACCACATTAGGCGCGACACAGGCGAAAGTAAAAAACGCCGTTCGTGTTTCCATGTGGCCACAAATGGTTAACGCATGGAATAGGATGGCTGAATCGAACAGGTGTTTTCATAAGTACATGGTTGATAATGCTGCAACCTACCCGGAATACAAAGTGTGTTTTCCGCAGTGGTTTTTTGGTTGGGGATTTTGGGGCGGTATATGGTCATGGGGCTTTTTCGATTGGTATAATTGGGATGGCGAATTTGGTATATGTGTTGATGAGATTTACAGGTTTAAAAATCGTATTGGATTATGAGGCCACAACCTGTTTACGTAGTCGATTTAATACGCCAAGTGGTAGCAGATACCAATACCGCTGTGATAGCGGAGTTGCAGGCTGTAAAACCGACCATAACGGCTATAAATTTTATACCGGGTACTGCTGAAGAGATAAATGAGGTTTTAACCAACGCGAGCCAGCAAAATAATACCGCTGCTTCAAGTTGGCCGTTATTTGCCTTATTGATGTCTTTTAAAGAAGATAAGGCACATTCAGCAGAAGG